CCGCCAGGGAGATAGCCCTCATGCCGAAGATGCTGGAAATGCTGGAAACAATAGTAATACTATACAGGCTACATAAAAACAGTACGGACTGGGAAAAAGTTTTAGAAGAAGCGGCAGAATTAATCAAAAAAACAAGGGGAGAACAATGACAGGCGAAGAATTACTGGCAAAGATCGAGAAGCGACATCATATTTGTGATTGCCAATTCTGCAAGAAGGCACGTGATATTATTGAATCGAAAAGAGACGGTTTTAATCCTGGTCGTGTTTCTATTTCACCTGATTTAGGTGTTGGTGACAAGGCGATTATAAGCTGGCACCTAAAATGGGATGGAAAGTAGAGGTTGCAAATGACAGTAATAGGTTTATGTATTTGCATTAGAGAACCACGGGGCGATCACGGCTTAGAGGGATATAGCATAGGCGAAAGATATAGATTTCAAAGATGTGAAAACGATAAGTCCTATTACCGGGTATATCCCAATGATGAAACTGATTATTATGAAACGTGTAGCGTAGGGGTGTTTAAAAAGTATTTTAAATTGGATTGATATGCGATATATAAAAGAAAAGAGTGTTCGGGAATTAGCAAAAGAGTATAATAAGCGTGTTGGAAGGGACTTCATGCTTATCTTAGACGCATATATAGAGGACAGGTTGAAAGCCGCTTTTCGCTGTCACAACGGCGGACACAAAACAATAGACGCCGGAGTTGCCGGATGGATTGGGATAAATAGGAGCAAAAATATTAAATAATTCTCCCTCCTCTCTCTCGAAGCCCCTCCCGTGAGGGGCTTTTTTTATACTCGTTTTTCACGACGCCCTGATTTTTATGTCAGAAAGTTCTTGACATTATAATCAGGTATTTCCTATATTGATAATAGGTATTTGAAATTGCATTTTTAAAAAGGGTACAAACTTAGAGATAACCCTCTCAATATAAAAGTACAAGCCCGTATTCAACATCAATCGGTGTGGAATGCGGGTTTTTTTATTTGGAGAAACAATGGAATTAACAGACGGTGAGAAACAGGACATAATGGATCAAAAGATGGATTTTGCTCTATTTGGCATGATCGATCTTGAGAAATCGGCTTCAAAAGAGAATGAGGATAAAAGGGATGTTTACGGCGAAATAAGCAATCCTGAAAAAGATGAACAGGGTGAGAACCTGATTCAGAAATCGCTTGATTTCTCATATTTCGATGATAGAGGCGTTATCAAGTATGAGCATTTCCCGAAAAACTCACCTTCTAATATAATTGGATTTCCACACGAGCGATTTACCACCGAAAAGGGCACGGTAATAAAAGGAGCGTTGCTCAAGAATCACAAAACGGCGGATGAGACCTGGAGTTTGATACGTGCGATTGAACAGCACAATAAGGAATACCCGGATCATCAAAAAACATTGGGCTGGAGCGTGGAAGGCAATTACGGTAAAAAACGGCTGGTGAACGGTAGGTTTGTAAAAGGGGCAAAGATATATAATGCGGTAATAACGCCGAATCCCGTATTGAAATCAACGTACCTGAAGATGGTTGAAGATCATAATGCGCCGATATTGAAAAGCCTGTGCGCTACTCCGGTAGAGACGGACGTGGCTAAAAAAACAGGCGGTGATGCGATAGTAGAAGATAATATTGATAAAAAAGTGAAAGAGACCGTTGTGGGCGGTGAAATAAATGACAAGAAGAAGAAAAAGAAAAAAACCGATAAGGAGGAGTATGTTATGAAATCATTTGAAAATTACGATGAGGCTGTAGAGCATTTCGTTAATCAGGGTTTAGAGCAAGAGGAAGCCGAAAAAATGGCAAAATCTCTTGGTATTGAACCGGAAGAAGGTGACGAAGATACTACTGGTTCCATTGAGGAATTAAAGGGTATTAAGAAATCGCTTAATGACATTAAAAACTGGATTCAGGGGCTGTCAAAGAGCGAGGGCGATGAGAAAGACGAAGACCTTGAATTAGAAGACCTTGACAAAGGTTTGGAATCGGAAGATACCGAAGTTGACGTTACTGAATTTCTGAAAGGCATTGATGAAAAGAACAGTGAGATTCTTTCGGTCATTTCAGAAAAGAACGAAGCGTTAGAAAAGGCTATTGACGGTTTTTGCGATGTTATCGAATCCCTGTCAGGGCGGATCGACAATATGGAAAAGAGTATGTCGGTAGAAGGTCATCCGGTCGGCGAGGCTATTCAGGTGTTAATGAAGTCACGCACGGGTATCAGTATAGCGGATTTGCAAAAGTTTAATGTTGTAGCAGCTGCACCCGAAGGAAACGCAGAGATTGGAAATTTTGGACAACTGCACGCACGTCTTGAAAAATCGGTAGATGCAGGCAAAATCACGATACAGGAAATGAGCAGAGCGGAAAGTGCTTTTCGGTTAAATGACAGCAAAACGCTGGACGAAATTGTTAAAAAATGTGAAGAAAAATAGGGGGAAATAAAAGATGAATATTCTCGCGGGTAAAAATTACAGTGACGTTCTTGATATTGCAAAATCACTGATCGATGATGGCTCTATCAGAGTTGATCCGGAGCGTGGTTTGCAAAAATCAATGACCGTTCAAAAGGCGCTGGATGCCACCACGGCAACCAGTATGACCGATCTGGCGCAATTAACTGGCGGTCGCGCAATCACAATTGAAAACATCGATACCGATCTAAAGTCAACGGTGGCGGATCGGAAGCAATTGAGGTTTTGGAATTTATTCAGGCACAGTAAAATCTATGCTGTTCTTGACCAGTATATGGTGTTATCAGATCAGGGTCAGATAGGCGGACGGCACTCGCATGGGGTGTTTACGAGTGAATCGGCGTTCCCGACATCTAAGAACGTGACACTTGCACGGCAGGTGGATACCACAAAGTTTCTGCGTGACATGAGAGACCTGACCCATGTTTTAGATGTATCTAAAACAATGGCTGATAATCATACCATATTGAACAAAGCCGGGGCAATGACGATCCTTGAGGCGAATGAGAAAGCAACGCTTTTTGGAGACAGCGCTGTGCTGCCCTATGAATTTGACGGTATAATTAAAAAGATCACGGACGCTAAAACAGCCGGTTATGACGTGGTCGTTGATTGCCGTAAAACCGGCGCTTCAAGCAATTCGGAAGGCGATCAAATTTCGGAAGTACAGCTTGACGAGTCTGCAAATAAGATCATGCAGGGGCTTGGAGCGGCAACTCACATGCTTATGCCAAATGTTGTGAAGCAGGACTTGAACACAATCCTGCCGGTAAGCCGTCGTGTTAATATGGGTGGACAATCTATTCTTTCATTGAAGGAGCTGATGGGTGGAATGCCTATGGCTGGCTTTATGAGCGACTTTGCTTATAACGGCTGGGGTGATGGCATGGTCCCGCATTTTAAGTTCGTGCCTCATATTGACAAATATTTTCTGTCCGGCGAATCACCTAAATCAAAAGCCCCGGCGGTTGCGGTTGGCACCAATCCAACAGCGCCAACAGGTGTTGTTCTTACATCTCCGGTAGATGCCACGGCAAAATTTGGAGCGGGCGATGCTGGCGATTATTTCTACAAGGTAAGCGCTATTAATGGTGATGGTGAATCAATAGCCACGGCTGCTGCTGCTGGTGCTATTACAGTAACAGCTGGCGATAAAGTTAAACTTGTAATTACCGGCAATGACGCGCTTATAACCGGCTATTCTATTTACAGAAGCGCCAAGGCTGCGGCTGATAACAGCGATTGCCGCTGGATTGCAGATGTTGCGGTTACATTAGCGGTTGGCGATACGGATGCTTATGATATGAACGAGGTATTACCGGGAACGTCTATGGCGGTGGTTGTATCCAATGCGCCTGAATTTGACGCAATCGATTACAGGCAATTATTGCCCTTTGTGCGCATTCCGCTTCCCTTCGGACTTAATAACATCGTTGGGTATCCGTACTTATATATGTTATATCATTACTTGCGTGTTCCTAAGATGGGCAACGAGCAGACCGGATTCGGTTATCACGTTCTTTTGAAAAACATCCGTTATTCAAAATCTACGTTTTAGGTTAGGATAAAATAAATGGGGGTGTGCTATCACGCCCCCATCGCACACGAGGAGGATATATGAGTGTTATAGTAAAAGCTCCAAAATGCAGGGATGGTCAATTAAAGAACCATTTTTCTACCGTTAAAGATGAATCCGTAGAATGGAAAGATGGAGTTGCGGAAGTATCTGAAAAGGCTTGGAATGTTTTAAAGGGCATACCGGGATATGAGTTATGTGAACCGAAAAAGCCTGCAGTAATACCAATAGAGCCGGGGACGGTAGTCGATATAAAAGAAGTAATGCGTGAAAATTCTGAGAATTTAGAATTACTATCACAAACAGATATTCAATCGGACGAAGAACCCGAGCCGCTAATTGTTGATGAAAAACCGGAAGTAATTACTGAAACAGTTGTTGAATCTGAACCATTCACCGAAACACCCGAAATTGAATCTGAACCGGAGCCTATGGTAACGGCAAATAACACAGTCAAAGAAATACGTGAATTTGCCAAAAGTCATTCGATAGCGCTTGGAAATGCACAGTCTAAAAAGGATCTGTTAAAGAAGATAAAAAAGCATTTTGAAGGGTAATGAAAACAATAAAAATCGGTTTAACGAACAGGGTATATCTTGATACCGAAAAAACCGTAAATAGCGTCGAAATATCTATCATAGATAATGATGGAAATTATGTAAAGTTGGCAAATGGAACCGATATAGATGGATTGGCTTGCATCTTAGACGCTGAAAGCGGTAAATACTATTACGATATAACGGTACACGCAGACACGGCGCCTGATTATTATTCTATTTATTGGACGGTGCAATATTCGGGGATAGTTGTTGAATTAGAGGACAAATATACTCCTGAAGATTTGTTAATTGAAAAAAAGATTGCGATTGACAATATACTGATATTGCCTTCTTACGTAATGGATCATCATTTACGGGGAATAGATGTCGGTATTATTGAATCCACTTATGAGCAATCATACAGAAATGCAATAAGGCGTGAGATCAAAAATGCAACCGAGCAATTGGAGAATATTACAGAGGTTTATCTTCAGAAGCGATTAATCGAAGATGAACGGCATGATTATGATATGACGCCGATTTACGAGAAATATTGGACTAATACCTTGTTTCATAGTCCGGTTGCATCGGTGGAAAAAGTTTGTCTGAAATTGAACGAAATGGAAGTAGTGCATGAAGTACCGGCGGCGTGGGTACAGATAGGGAACCCGGTAGAGGGCGTGATTAAGGTAATGCCATATTCGGGCGGTTATAACGGGCTTATGTTTGTTTACACGGTTGGGGTAGGCATAGCAATACTCTTGATGGGTTCGAGCTATATACCGGACTTCTTTTCATACGATTATTATGCCGGTCTTGATTGGGATAGTCTTCAGGCTAATGAGAAAGAAGAACTTCGCATTGCGATCAGCAGACGGGTTGCTCTCAATATGTTACCAAATCTTGATGTTCACAGGGGGATAAGTTCGGAATCGAGGTCACTTGACGGGGCGAGCAAATCTACTTCCTATACTTCAAGCGCAATATATGGCGAACACAGCGCCGCTATTGAGAAATATGGAAAGCAAGAAGCTTTGTGGATACAACGATTTAAGAAAAAATATTTAACAAGATTAAAAATTGGTTAAACAGGAGGAAACATGAAAAACCAAGAAAAACTTAACAAAATGTGTCCTGCTTTTGGAGAGGCGGGGATATTATTTGGCGACAGACTGGTTGCTATTATTACGCTGGCGAATGAGTTAAAATCTGATATGGCGACATTTAAAACTACTTATGACAAATTGTTGGCGCAATTCAAAAACAAATGTCTTGCCGCAGGCGGCGTGGCAATGAGCGTGGGAACACCGGATCAACCTAAAACAGTTAATACGCTTACGTATGTTATTGATGGGAAATTATATACAAAAGCTGCGGCGGACCCGGTAGGTGCATGGACGGGGGGACATACGGGACTTGGCAATAGCGAAGAAGCGTATTATTTGTTTTGTATCAATGCCGCGGGGACATTTTCTACAGTTGAGGGCGCTATTGTTGTGGCAGGTGCAGGCTGCGTGCCTCCCGATTTGCCAGCCGACGTAGCACCTGTCGCTTTGCTTAAAGTTGTTACTGGAGCAGGTGGAGTATTTGTACCCGACACAACCGCCCTTGACGATGCTGGCATTACGGTAACTTATACCGATATATCGGAATTAGTTGCAAGCAATGATGCTCCGGTGGTGGCTCCGAGTGTATCTGCTGATGCGGTTGAAACAGTAGATTAACAGAGAGGGTAAATTGTGTTTTCTGTTGATTATATATTAGACCGGAAACTGTATGATATAATCTATGCGCTTGAGGTGTTTGGCAGCGGTACGTTGCCAAACACTGCTCAGGCGGTGGCAAGAGCAGCAGATGCGGTGGTGGGTGTATGGACAAATACTGCGAGAGGCGCTTTTAAACGTACCACAGGCGGATATGCGCATGGGATTGAATCCGGGAAAATATATCCTTATAACGGTGATCAATTTCATTCTGCTGTTATCAATACGGCGGTAAACGCTAAATCTGTTGAATATGGCAGGACAAGCAGTGATGTGCAGAAAATATTAAGCACATCCAATAAGGTTCGTGTTTCTAAAAAAGACAACAGGCGGTATTTGATAATACCATTTCGGCACGGTGTTCCGGGATCAGTGGAATATAAACCGATGACCAAAGATGTGTATAAAGTTGCTAAAGAGTTGACTGTAAGCCGGAAAACAGGGGCAAGGACTGAGCCAAGCCAACAGGGCGCAAAAACATTTAAGGAAGCGCAATTACAGTTAGCGCATGGTCATCCACAGGGTAAAACAGTTGAAAGATATGGATATAAATGGGGTGAAAGATTAAGCAAACGTATGATGATTGCGAATGATCTTGCGGGGAAAAACTATGAGGGCATGGTCAGATTCCCGAGAGATTCGGGCGTGGGGACTAAGTATATGACTTTCAGGGTAATGAAAGAAGGAACAACGGGCTGGACATATCCGGGATTACATATCGCAGAGAAAGCGGCAAGAGCAAGTAAGTTTGTGGTGCAGCGAATAATACAACAGGGTTTTGAGGCGGACAAAAAAGCCTTTATGGAGATGTATCTGTGAAATTAAATACAGTACCGCAAGAACTGATTGATGACTTTGGCGTAGTGGTAAAATACTATGCAGGCAGAATATGCAGTTGCGTTGCCGAAAATGACGGTTCCTATGATCCAACGTGCGGGTGTATGGGTGGATTCAGGTACAAGGAGCCTGTTGAATATAAAGTTATTCGCAGTTCAATCAGGTACGATAAGGTGACTGAAAAAGCGGGTCAGGTACTT